AACCGGGAGACCCCTCTAATTGGCAGCTGCTCGACCCGTTTTACGTGGCAGTCCATGGCAGGGTCATGAGCGGCACTCGAAAGCTCGGTGGGTTGTGCCGGGGGATTCAGTCAAAGGGTCGCTCGGACGAATCAAGCCTCCAAGCCGCTCTGATGAGATGCGTTTATGATGTCACCTATGCCACTGATCAAACTGACGTGAAGATCAACCGGTTATGAGTCCGAAACCCTCAGTCCTGCCAGCCCAAGCCCCGGCGCCACCCGAGCCGCCATCATGCGGCGGTGAATGGTACCGAGAGCCCCACGAGATCGAATGGCGAGAAATGCCATTGAACACACCCCCAGCGCCCACCCTGCCCTCGACCGATGGACAATCTATTCACGATCAAGCCTGAGGGCGTCAGCGGGACCCTCGAAACTCTGGCCGGTTCAGATGTTGTGCGTTGCTACGACTTCCTGCCTACCATCCAGGAATTCTCGGCGGTTGAGCGCGAAACCCTGGGCGTTCGGCCAGGGACCCCTCAGCCGTCAGCGATGACTATGAGAATGATGCGGTTTGCGGTGCCCATGGAATGGGCCGGCAGCGGCACCCCTGGCACAGCGTCGGGCAATGACAAAATCGCCCTGGCTGCCGGGATGGGCAAGGCGGTGGTTGGCGCTACCAGCATCACCCGTACACCAGCGTGGCCCGCACCTGCTACCACCTACTCGGTTGGGTTTCATTGCGAAGGCGTGCGCTACGCCGGGGCCGGGGCCCGCTGCAACAAGTTGACCATTGAGGCCGAGGCCAATGGTCCGCTTCGGGCAACTGCTGAATTTATGGCGCTCTATCGGGACTCAGTGACGGCCGCAAACCCAGCACCTGTGACCTATCCGCCGCAGGTGGATGCAACCATTTTTGACAGCGCCGCCACAACCCCAGGCAGCGCCACCCTGGGGCCTGTTGGAGGCACGGCGGTGCCGCTGTGTTTCACAAGTTTTTCTTGGGTGAAAGAAAACACGATGGAACTAATCGACGACTTTGGCTGTGTTCCATATATTAACTTTACTAAATACGCGATTAACGGATCATGCAGGGTTGCAAGGCCTGCAATCTCTACGCTGGACATTCCAGCACTGCGCAAAAATTCTACGTTGTGCGCGTTGACTCTGCCGATTGGCACCACTGCTGGCAATATAATGACATTCAACCAGCCCAGAATACAACTAACTAGCGTAGAGTTAGTTGACGTTAAGGGGCTTCCTTATTATGATATTCAATGGGTGGCCCGGTTTGGTGACCTTGCCAACCAAGAAGGGTCTATTGTTGAGACTTGATCGCCTAAACTACCAACCCTAACCCCTGATTTTTCTCATGGCTTTTGATGTTTTCAAAGTAGGCGACACATTCAAGGCGAAAGTAAAGCATAACGTTACCTTGGAAGATGGAACGCGACAAGACATAACTTTTACCGCGATTTTCGAGAGAATGGAGCAGACGGAGATTCAAGAGCTAAACGAAGCAATCAGGCATTATCGAGCTGTACTGCTGGCAATTGAAGACGGCAGGGAGCCGCCTAGCGCGGCCAAGGGCGTGCAATCAGTTGACTATGTTTTCATTGCTAATCGCGTGTTGCAGGGGTGGGGTGATGACATGCTTTACGACGAGGAACCGTGGAAGTTTGATGAAGATTCAAAGAGAAAGGTGGTTCAATTCCCAGGGATGGCGCAGGCAATTGCTGATGCTTGGACAGAATCAACCGCACCTGAAACCGGAAAAAAGCCAACCTCAGGGAGATCGCGGGGGAATGGCATCGGCAAATGACCCAGGCGCCGGCCAAAACATGGGAGCAGGAGGATGCTGCACAGCGACAATCCGCTGAGGGCCTAGGCATCGTCTACGTGCCCCAGATTCGCAAGGATCGGCCCAAACCTGCTGAGCCGATTTGCCGGATATGGCCCGAGAACATGGACGCCTTCTTGCTCTGGTGCAAGGTGGCCCCCACCCAATGGCACTGGGCCACGGGCTGCACCCCGGACGGGCGCCCGCAACTGATGCGGACAGGCCTTATCCACGAGGTAGCAATGCAGCGAGCTCTTCTGACGTGGTGCCGTCGGCGCGTTGACGCGATCATGGATGATCTCGCAGTGATCGAGCACGAGTTTCTACGACTAGAGAGGGGCTTCTGATGGCCGTCAATTTTGCTGCAATCCTCAAGATCGCCGCCCAGGTTGTCGGCACCGAGCAAGTCGCCAAGCTCGGCTCAACCTTCAAGCAGGTAGAAGGTGCCACGCAGTCACTCACCAGCAAGCTGGGCCCGTTGAGCGGTGCCCTGGGGGCCCTGGCCCCGATTGCAACGATTGGCGGACTGGGGGCGCTGGTGGGAAGAACGATTGAACTAGGCGACTCGATGAACGACATGAGCCAGCGCACCGGCGTCAGCGTTGAGTCATTGGCCAGGTTCAGGAAGGCAGCGGCGACCTCAGGAACTGACATTGATGCAGTCGCCAAATCGCTTGTCAAGCTCAGTAAGGGCCTCTACGAAACTGCGCAAACTGGCAAGGGTCCGGCATCTGAAGCACTGCAGACCTTGGGCATCAGCGCAACAGATGCAACCGGTAAATTAAAAACAGCCGATCAAGTTACGTTAGAGATTGCCAATAAATTTAAGACTATGCCAGACGGTATAGAGAAAACAGCTTTAGCGATGCAGCTGTTTGGCAAATCAGGCGCGGATATGATCCCAATGCTGAACGAAGGCGGCAAAGCTATCGAATCATTAAGCGTAAAGATGACGGCAGCATTCGCTAAAAAGGCGGATGAGTATAACGATAAGTTGGCGATGCTTGGCGGGAAGGTCGGCGGTCTTGCTGCTGGACTGACCGTGGCTTTGCTGCCTGCGCTGGATGCAACAGCCACGGCGCTGACTGCGGTGATTGATGCCTTCACAATGCTGCCAGGCCCGATACAGGCAGCGGTTGGGGGCGTGGCACTGTTGGCCGTGGGCTTTACCCTGCTGGCTCCCATCATCACCAGCGTGGTAACGGTGCTGGGTGCCTTTGCCGGCCTGGGCATTGGCGCCACTCTGGCGGGCATAGCCGGCGCGATCGTGCCAGTAGCCACCGGTCTGGCTGCCCTGGTTGCCGGGTTCGTGACTGCCCCGGTGCTGATAGGCGCCGCAGTCGTGGCCACGGCGGTGGTGATTTTCAATTTCCGCGACCAGATCGCCGATGCTTTCCGGGGCCTGTTCGATCTGATCGCCAACCCCACCACCGGGTTCGTCGCAATGATCGGCGGTGGCTGGAACCTGATGATGGACGGCCTCGCCAGCTACGTCGGCAACATCCTCCCCAATATCAGCGAGAACTTTGCAGCATTTTTTGACACCATCATCGGCCCAGAGAATGGCCTGATTGCCCGCCTGGGGCAGGCCTGGAATGCTGGCATGGACGCCATGCGGGACTATGCCGTGGGCCTGGTGCGGCCCATTGCCGATGCCTGGGCAGGGATTGTCGGCACGGTGCGGGGGGTGATCAATTCGGCCCTCAGCCTGGCAGGGCGGGCGGTCAATGCCTTCATTGAGCAGATCAACCGCCTGATCGCCGCGGCCAATTCAGTGAGCGCCGCCGTGCGGGGCCCGCAGCTGGGGATGATCCAACCGGTGCAGGTGCCCCAGTTTGCAGTAGGCGGCCGGGTGGATCGGCCAACGTTGATCATGGCCGGCGAGGCTGGCACCGAGTACATCGTGCCTCAGAAGAAGGTGCCGCAGTTCATCGCTGCGCAGATGGGGGACCAGGGCCTCGGCATTCGCCAGGGTGCCGCTGCTGGCGGGGGCTTCAGAGGCGGCGGCACTTTCGCCCCAACGATCCAGGTTCAAACCGGCCCAGTCCAGCAGCAGCCCGACGGCTCCCAGTGGATCCGGCGCGAGGATGCCGAGGCCATGGTGAGCGATGGCGTTGGCCAGCTCTGGGATCACCTCCAGAGCTATGACGGGCGCAAGGCCCTGGGGATGGTCTGATGGCCACCGGCCCCTATTTCTGGACCCAGACCCTCAAATGGATGGACCCCTCCGGCGTGGCCCGGGCCCGCTGGCACCGGCTCGACCTGGCCAACAATCCTCCCTTCAGCAGCTGGGATGCTGGCGACGGCGACGGGCCCCAGGCTTGGCGGTATCAGGAGTTCAATTGCCCTGGGTTTGATTCGGGTGTGGCGGCAGCATCGGTCACAATCACCTGCGCCCATTCCCCCGCCACCCTGGCCCTGGTGTTGCAGGCAGTGGCGGGGCAGTGGTTGATTCAGGTGACGCAATATCGAATTGTCCTGGGTGGCCTGATCCGGGACGACTCAGCATTGCTCGCCATCAGTGGCGGTGGTGGCACGCTGACCGGGATCTCATTTTCTGCCAGCAGCACCCTGCCGCCAGTGGTTGCCATAATTCCACCTAGAATTGCGACTACCGAATTGATCGGGACACCCTGCGTGCTGTCGTTCTAATGGTTGCGCCGATAATGCGGTCGGGAAATAGCGGGGGCGGCAACTCACGTTCGTCAAGTTCTTTTGCTGGTGACGTATATCAGTCTGCTATTAACAGTGTAGGCGCCAAGGCGCGGCCTTCTCGCTATGCAACGAGCACCAACGCGGCGGCCCTGGGCGGGAGCATGGCCATTGGCAGCGGTAATGGAATATCAGGGGGGCTGGATCTGGGTAAAGATCAGGAAGCGATGCTGCTGTTTGAGCGAATTCCAATTGTATGGACCCGTCGAGTAGGCAATACGGGCGGGGTTTTGATTGCACCCAAGGCCACTGCTTGCAGATTTGAAACCCCAACAGAGCTACGCGAAGAACCTTATAGCGTTACATCAGGTGGGCAAATTCAGTACAGAACCGTCAGTCTTGACCTTCCCAATACTGTAAAGGTTTTTTATCATCTTGTCTTAAGCGAGGGTAGCATAGGGGGCGTTCAAGTACGCGATATCTTTCAAGGCCGTTGCAGGGTTGGCCAGTTCAGCCAATCACGAAACAAGCGAGCAGGAAGGTGGGCCCCTGGCAATTTTCTTAAAGATGTATATAGAAACGTTTTGTATTTTAGAACTACCACTTTTGTTGATGGAAAAAATCAGTCTGAGGCTTTATTAAACAATAATTATTTGGTCGCCAAGGCTGTTCCAGCGCCCACAATATGCGGCACGGCCGGCACCTACGAAGGCATGTCCACGCTTTCGTTTTCGGTTGTTTATATCAATGGCGACGACCCTTATGGTGTCGCAAATGAAGATCAAGGATACTGGAAGCGGTCGGTACATGCTTTTATCCGCGACGGCGTTCAGTCTACCCGGCTGACTGATGGCGTTTACGGCAGCAGCAACAACTTGGCCGAGCTTTATTACTGGCTGCTGACCCACACCGGCAAGGTTTCAGAGATACAAATTGATCGCGATTCGTTTGTTAAGACTGCCAATTTTATGGCGGTGAATAGCTTGTTTTGGGACGGCATCTTGACCGAACCAACCAGCACCAGTGATTGGCTAAACAAAGTCGGGCCTTATTTTCTGGTGCGGGAAACCAGTGTAGGGGGTCGATATGGCCTGACGCCATTACTGCCCGTCACACCTAGCGGCGCGATTGATGTTGGCCCGCAAGTGCCGAAATGGATATTTGACAACGAAGCCGTAGTAAATGGCAGCTATTCGTATCAGCTTTCAGACCCTCAGGCCAGGCGGCCATTCATCGCTGAAGTGGCGTGGCGGCAGCAGGGTGACGATGGGCTGTCAGGAATCACCAGAACTAGCACGGTCAAATATGACGACACCCCGGACTCGGCA